CTGCGTTCTGCACCCGTTCTGCTGAGGTGGCAGCGTTCGGGTTTTTCATCTTGTCCAGCGCCAACTTAACGTAGTGCAGCTCTTGCAGGGTTGTTGGGCCACTTTCACCAGAGGTGATGTTGAAGCCCTTAGAGCCTGGAACACTCCGGACAGAATCTTCCATTGTTGTGATTGGCATGCCAGCGGCATCCATCTTATTCACAGGCACGCGCTCAGATACGGAAGCGGCCCCGCGTCCTGGCACCTTGATAACAGATTGACCAGGCACAGAGATGCCCTGATCTTCCATCATCTGCTTGGCGAACTTGTACGCATCTTTGAAGGTCGGTCGGTCCATCAGGGCCTTGATGCCCGGAGTGGACAGGCTTGTATCAGGGCCTGCGCCACCAGCGTTATATAGACCGACAGACTGTTGCTGTGCATCTTGGGCAACGCTCTTGCGCATGGCGTCAGATCTAAACGCCTTGCCGTATAGGACGTTTGCAGCCTTGTCCCTAGCTTCATCAGCGGCGTCCATTGCTAACGGGTCTTTTGCAATGTCTCGCAAAGCACCAGCCAAAGCAGTACGGTTTGATGCACCCATACGCGCAAGCTCACCGCTTGGAATCTGCGAAGAGATGGCGTCCTCAAGGGCTGACAGCCCCTCACTGCCACTTACCTGCCCAGCAGACAAGCGAACACCGGGAGTGGCAGCACCTCGCCCACGCAAAGCCTTTGCAATATCTGCGCCACGGTCGCCAGCAGAGCGAGCCAACGCACTGCCCATAATCTTGCTCTGCCCTGCCAATGGATCGTACAGAGCAGCCTTGGCTGTTTTGAATGCGCCAACGCCAGCGGGCAACAACGCACCCCCGGAAGCGCCAATCGCCATGTTTTGCAGTCTGCTTTCTTCGCCGGAGGTAGGCTGCAATGCACTCAGCGCGGCACCCGTCAATGCACCACCTGTGACGCCATTTACGCCAGGTATAAAGGCAGTCGGCAAAGCCATTACCACATTGCCGCCGATGTTTCCGGCCATGCCTGCGCCCGTATTCATCAGTGGCGCGTCAAGCCTTCTGGCTTCGTCTATGTCCTTTTGAGACACAAGACCCAGCATCTGACCAGCGCCACGGCCAATGTCAGTAAAGGACTTGCCAACGCCAGCGAGGAACTTTTCACCGCCAGACATACCTTCTGTTGGGTCTGGTGCTTTGGCAGTAACAGGAGCAGGAGTCGCCATCATCTTGCGAATCTCTCCAGCAAATGCTCGCGCAGCCTCTGTGTCTCCTGCTGCGTCAGCCTTGACTAGCGCTGCACTGAGTTGGTCAATTGTTGCCATTATTTGTACTTGTCCAAAAGTGCTTCGATAGGATTTACTTTGGGGTCTGCCGATGGCTCCCATGCTCCAGAAGCGCCTCCAGCCTTTTTGGCTCCATTGCCAGCGACAATTTCCATGTCCTTTTCCGCAACCCTGCGCATCTTTTTCTTTTGCTTGATAACCTCTTCAGAGTCGCCAACAACCGGGAAGAATGTCCGATTGTTTAACTTTACTTCTCCCTCTGTTGCCGCAGCTCCAGTCTTTGCCCGAAGGAATCCCTCAGACCATTGGCTTTGCAGTTGCGATACTTTCTGGGCATCGGGGCTTGTTGCCCAATTCGTCCAAGTGCTTCCTGCCGCAGCAACAGCAGCAGGCGATGCTATTGATTGAGCCTTCCTGGTTCCCTTGGCAGTTTCAAGCGCATCTAGTTCGTCGTTCGCAGTTCGCATTTGCCCGAGATACAAAGACCCTTTAGCCTGAGATTCAGTCAGCGGCTTTTCTGCTCCGGTTGCTGTTGCTGCGGCTCGTACTGGCTTTCCATCTGCGCCGATGATTGGTACTGCACGGCCATTAACCAACTGTGCTGGGCCTTCTGCCGTTTGGATGATCTGAGCCTGACGCTCCGGGCGGTTGGCAGCAATAACCCGCTGTGTATCCTTTTGCGCTTGGATCATCATCTCGCGCAGTTCCTTTTGCGCTTGCAGGCGCTCCGCTTGGCTGGCCCGCTGATCTTCCATCCGCACTTTCAATTCTTCAGCCCGAGCTGCGCGGGCGGCCTCTGCTTCTTGAGTGCGCCAGGCGCGGTTATCAACGCGCTCTTGTTGCTGCGCTTGAATTTCCGGCATCTTGGCTAGACCCTGCATGCCAAACTGCTTTAGGTTGGGGTCTTGCGATTGCAAGGCGCGTGCATATGCGGCAGATGGATTGGCAGCTTGTGCAGGCATCCAAGGGCCTTGCTGGCCGTCTTCCGGTTGTGCAATGGCTTCGCGTCCTGCGAGGTCAGAGGTAACGCCTGCCCACTCTTCGTTTGTCTTTCCACGAACGGCATCCGCCAGTGCTTTCTGGCCAGAGTCAACCTCGCCTTGCATCTTGTTGCCCACAAGCGCCTGAGCCATCTTGTTCAAGCCTTGTGACCACGAAGGAGCAATGTAATGCCCGCTCACCATGTCGCCAGAGGATTGCTCCATAGACTGCTTGCGCAGCATGTCGGCCATTTGCTGGCGGCGCGATAGTTGCGCCTGTTGCAATCCGAAATCTGATGTGTCTTGGATGGGCATATTACTTGCTGTTAAAAAGCGTTGTACCGAGTCCGAACAAACCTTGCGAAACGTTGTTGTTGTTCGCGTTGTTCGCGTTTACGCCACCAAGGGCTGCGTTGTAGCCGCTCTGCCCAGCAGTCACTTGGCTGGATGCGGTTGGCGCAGTGGAGAATGTGGGGTTTGTCACTTGTGAGCCGTTCTGCAAGGCGTTCAACTCGTTCAGCGGCTGATTTCGGTTCGTCATGCCCTGGCTGTACTGTTGAGCTTGTTGAGACTGGCCCATATTGATGCCCTGCAACGCTGCTTGCGTGTAGGCGTCATTGCGCTGATTTCCGAAGTCGCTTTGAGCGTTCTTCCACGCCTCAGAGCCTTGCGTGATGCCCTGATTTGCAAGTTGCGTGTTTAGCTGATTTCCCTGACGATCAAGCATCGGGTTGATGCGGGCCATCAGTTGGTCAGTAGCTTGATTGGTCGCCTGTGTCGGGTCGTAGACACCTGGCATTTCGCCATTCAGCGTAGTGCCGAGTTTTCCAGACAGGCCCAAAGCAATATTGCCTTGGTTGCTTTTCAGTTGATTGGACTGATTGAGCAGGGCTTGCTGATCGGCAGATAGGGACTGTGTGTTCGTCCATGTGTTGCCGTTGTTCGACCAAGTAGACGAGCCATACGGTGTGACTTGGTTAACGCGGTTTGCTTGCGTGTCAGCGGCAGCCAAGCCTGCATAGTCAGGAGCAGCCGGGGCCTTTTGAGTGCCTGTTAGGCCACCAATCAATCCAAGCCCAGCCGCAGCAGTTCCAACGCCTTGGGCAGTCCAGGTGCTCGGGTCGAGAATGTCGTCATACCATGCCATTTTTGTTCCTTGTGTTCAGTTATTCGCCACGGTCGTCTTTTGCCTTGCCGGGGTTGCCGCTTGTTCCGGTCATGCCGTTGCCGCTGGCCTGCCCGCCTCCGCCTCCACCACCTCTTGACAATGCCGCTGCCAGTGCCCGCTGTTGAGCGGTTGCCGGGTCGGTAGACATTGGGTTTGCTGCCATGCTTGGCGATGCCAATGCAACACCCGATCCGCTCCATCCTTGGATTGCATCGAGTGCGCTAATGGGATCGCTGTAGCCGTTGTTCGGGTCGTTTATCTGGCCGAGCAAATCTCGGTTGTTCATGTTGTAGGCAATGCCGTTCTTGAACGCAGACTTGAATGCACCCATCGGCGTGTAATTCATGCCAGTAGCAAAGTCGCCAAGGGCTTTGTTTGTGTAGTAGCTTTGATTGGCATCAGTGGTTGCGCCTTGTCCAATGCCAGTAGTGCCGCTTGTCCCGTCCCATGTTGAACTGCGCCCGCCGCTACCGCCGAAACTGTTGATTGCTTGGCTAACCGAACTATTCACATCGTCTGGGTTGCCAACGGATGAACCAGGGTAAAGAGCGCCCGATGCTGTCTGGCTGGATGCATTCTCTTGAGCAGATTGCGCGGCTTGCGTTGGCGTCTTTTCGTACCCATTCAGCCCAACAACTGGCGACACGTTGGGCGATGAGTTGAGCAAGCCAAGGTTGTAGCTTGGGCCACCCACAGAGCGCAGAAAGTTTTGCACTTCGTTCATATCAATTCCATCCTGAGCCAGATTCAAATACGTAGTCGCACGATTGCCACTTCAGTCCAGATGACATGCTTGCCGCCTTGATATGCAGTGCAGCGCAATAGCCAACTCCACCGACAGACTGCCAACCCTTGCTGATCGTGAAAGAGCCGCCCCATGTTCCAGAGTCCCATGTCCCAGAGTCCCATGTTGCAGAGGTGGACGATGTAACGGAAGGGCTTCCGATTGGAGGTGTTTGGTCAAAATCGAGATTTAACCCAAGCACAAGGCCGACATTTGCAGACTCTGTGGCGATGATCGGGCGGGCCAGCGTGTAACGCTTCAATGACATGCCGCCGTGGTACTGGAACGAAGCTAGCGCCTCGCCTGAGATGTTCGATCCCGCATCACTTGTGCCGCTGTAGGCCCGCATCACCTTGCCATTGACACCCATGTACAGGGCATTGCCCATCCGCGCGAACGTCGATGCATTCCAGCCTGTAAACCGGCACCACGAACCATTAAGGGCGTACATCACAAACTGATTACTTGTAGTCGCACTTGTAGGGACGTTCAAAATGACAAGGTTCTCTTCTGGGAAAACCGTTATCTCCCAGCCGAACAGCGAACCATAGAGGGACGTTGCCTCGCTCATGGCCTGCTGAATCTTGTCGCTTATGGCAATGGATGTGTTTGTCCTGGCCGACAACAAAGCCTTTGACAGAGGTAGAACACCGTCTTTTGAAATAATCAGGGCATCTGCGCCGTACTGAGCGAAGCAGCGACGACCAACTGGAGCGCCAACGCTGAATACACCCACCAGATACCAAGTAGCCGCGCTAGATGGGTCGATGCCCTTGTACACAGCGATTTCACCCTCTGAGCTAATGAACACCGCGAAGTCGTCCATCCCGGTGCCAGAGTCTGCGGAAATGGTCGCCATTGCCACCAGATAGCCACCAGCGCCAAACAGGCTAGAAAGGTCAAAGGATTGGGCTACACCTCCAATGGAGACAACTGGCAGATACCAGACGCGCATGGAGTCTTTTTCAGTGAACCACAGCCTACGCTGGTACACGTTCACATGCGAAAGAAGCGTTGTCGTAACGCCAGTGATCGCTGGAGTCGAAACACCATCAATCGCAGTCCATGTCGTGCCGTCATACAGGCGGGGCTTATCCACCCCGTTCACCATGTACAAGAACTTGCCGCCCGCAGTAGCGAAGTTCGTAGATTGCCAACGTGCGTTTGTAAGCCCTGTCTGAACAGCAGCGCCAACAGCACCTGGCGCGGTTGCGTCATAGATAGACGTACCGGCAGCCGCAAACATCGAATGCGTACCGGCAGACTTTGCGTAAACGGCCAGAGTCTCTACCATTCCGGTGATGCCCGTCACATGGTTGCTAGAGCCAGCGCGCAAGACAACCTCAGTGTTTTTAGGCACAAAGTTGTCCAGAATCACGGCATCCTGCTTGCCCATGTTTGCCAGTGCATCGCGGGCGTTCCATCCACCGACTGGAGCAGGGAAAGTAACGGTATTAGCTATGCGGCGACCGTTAGCCATTACCAGTTCCCATCCGGGATATTGCGGTTAGTCAGCAAGATAGAGCCGCCTTGTGGTGCAAGTGAAAGAGTGGGGGCTGATTTGTCCTGTGCCTTGCAGACAGCCAAGCGATCCATGTACTCCTTGTATGCATAAGTGAAATCAAAGCCCTTGGTTTGCAGCCAGCGCAGTTTGAGTCCGCACAACATCAGCGATTCATCAAAGATGAATGTGTCGCTGTCGTTGGTGAACTTTGATTTGTAGGTGACTC